ATTTCCGGTCACGCTGGCCTCCACGTCGCCTCTGACCGAGGCCCTGAGTTTGTGCGCGGCGCGGTCGTACTCAAGCGTGGTGCCGTCGCTGAACGTCCGGTGGAACTTGTCGCCGCTCGCCACGGGCGGTTTCTGCGCCCCATACATGGAGCCGAGCACGAAGCCCTCCTCCAGCCCGTTGCCGAGGAACAGGCACAGCACCTGATCCCCCACGTCCGGCAGGTCGAAAGCCATGTCCGCGCTGGCTCGGGGGACGAGCACGGGGAGCCACCCGGAGACGAGCTTCGCGGTCACGGTGTCGCGGAACTCCACCCGGACTCGGTGCTTTTCCGGCTGGCGGGACACGACAAAGCCCACGCGGGCAAGTTCGTTCATCTTCATATCCATCAGTAATCCAGCGCCTTTTCCAGCTCGAGGCTGGTCGTATAGCCGCCATCCGCCGAGAACGTGTGCGTCGCCTGGGCGATGACGTATTTCGAGTCGAAGCGGCCCCATCCCTGAATGTCCAGCACGGTGCCCGCCCGGAACCGGGTGTCGCCCATGCCGGACAGCGAGGCGGTCTGTTCCTTGCGGTTCTTGTCGCGCAGCTCCGCCTTCGCCATGCGCTCGGCCTGCGCCTGATTCTCGATCCGCTTGTTGATGTAGAGCACGCGCCCGGTCGTCGGCGGGATGTTCGGTTCGTACTGCGTCTCTATCGTCTCGGAATCCGCCGCTTTCGTGTAGCCGACCACGCATTGCGTGTAGATGCCCTCGGTCGTCCGCTTCGCCCGGAAGGACTGGAAGTCCAGCCCCTCGCCGGGGTCGGCCTCCGACGCCCGCCTGATGGCGATGGGCTCAAGCTGATCCGCCGTCTGGCCCGCGTACACGACCACCCTGTCGCTTTTCACCGCCAGCCGGAGGCCCTGCTCCTTGGTGATGCGCTGCATGAACTCAAGGTCGCTCTCCTGCCGCTGCTCCACCCGCTCGTAGACCAGCTCAGGCCCGCGATAGAGCGTGTCCAGCCCGGCGGCGCCGGCAATGTCCGCGATGACCGTGGTGATGGGCGTCTTCTCCCACGAGCGGGTCTTCTTCTGGAGCATGAGCGAGGATTTCACGGCGGCGGGCACGGCCTTGACGGTCACGGTATCGCCGCCTTCCGCGCTCGATTCCAGCTCCATCTCGTCCACCTCGAACTTCCCGCAGGGCAATTCCTCGACCGCGCCGATCTCCCGCCAGTTCTCCGTGAGGATGCTGGCCTCGATCACGTCCCCGGTCTGCGGGAGCCAGTCGCCTTGCCAAATGCCCTCGCGGTCCTCCAGAACGATCTGGAGGTCGTCCAGATCCTCGTCGGCCTTGTCGGTGTAGGTCAGGCTGACGAGGTACGGCATGAGGTCGAGGGTCACGTCATGGCCCTTGATGCTGACGGTCACGGCTGCGCGGCGCATCACATGCGCTCCCACGGCGGCAGGGAGGACACCTTGGCGACAGACGGCGCTTCCGGCGCAGCCACGCGCACGTCGCCGCCGAAAATCAGGACGTCCAGCTCATCCACGTTCTCAGGGAACAGCGTGCCGAGCCGCAGCTCGTCGCCGTAGGCGTCCTTCGCAAGCTGATCCCATGCCTGCCCCTGCCGCGTCGTCTTCTCACTGGGCATGTGCCGTCCTCGCCTTGTCCGAACGCATCCTTTCGAGGGCGCGCCGGACGAGCTTTTCAAACTCCGGCTCCAGACGCCGGAGTTCCTTTTTGAGCGCGGGGAAATTCCCCGCGTCCGTGATGTTGAAGTGCTGCACGATCTGGATGTCCCCCGATGCCTCCGGCTGGCGCTGCGCGGGAGCCTTTTTGTTGCGCTCCAGCAACATCGGCGTCTGAGGAAGCACGGGCGGAAGGGCATCGCGGCCAAACTTCGCGCCGACCGTCCGGGACCACTGGTCCGGGGCCGCGCCCAAGGCGTTCTTCAACACGGCGAACGCCGACCCGCTGCGGTCCTGCCGCTGGACGGGGTGGAAGATGGCGCGCGGGGCGGGCTGTGGGGACGATGAAGACGCCGCGATGCTGACGACTGCCGGGGGGATGTCCGGCTCGTTCACCTTGGAGAGCGAAGCGTCAAAGAGCCGGGGTAGGCGGTCGAAGGCCTTGTTCAGGCCGCCGACAAGGTTCTGCCCGGCTTTCGAGAACGCCACGGTTTCGGAGTCCCCGGACGAAGGCAGGAGCACGGACGCGCCCACGGGCTTCGATGCATCCTTGTCCTTCTTCGAAGCAGCCGGGATGAATACCGTGCTGAATCGGTTGCCGCTGTCCAGCGAGACGACCGTGACGGGTCCGGCGCCCTTCCCTTTCTTGCCGCCCTTCTTGCCTTTTTTCCCAGTATCGCTGGACGTGCCGGTCAAACCCGCCGCCAAAGCATCCGCCCGCTCTTGATAAGATGGCTTGGCTGGATTCTCCGATGCCGGAGCGGTAGCCTGAGTCGCTTTTTCGCCACTAGTGGACATAGACGCGGCTTTGGGTGGTTCGGGCGCACCGGACGCCACGGGAGCGGACTTTTCCGAGGGCGTTTTCCCGTCTTCTCCGAATGCCGTATTCCACGCGTCGGACACCGCGCCTGTAACTTGGCTGACGGCTGACTTCACAGTGTCGATCGTACTGAAAACCCAATCAAAGCTGTCCCGCAGCCACTTGAACATGCTGGCGAACACGCCCGTGATGGCGTCACAGAGGCCGCCGAAGAAGGCCGTTGCGCCCTCCCAGACAGAGACAACGCCGTTCCATGCTCCAGAAGCAGCGCCGCGTATCCAGCCCCACATGACACCGGCGCCAGTGCTGACCCCATCCCACATGACGGCAAAGAAACTCGTGACGCCGTTCCAAAGCCCGGTCACGCCATCCCACGCTGTGGAAGCGGCATCCGTAATCCACGTCCACGCACTTTCCGCCATGCTCGTGACGCCTTCCCACAGCCCGCTGAAAAAGCCCGTGATGCCCGACCACACCTGTAGACAGATGTCCTTTGCTCTGGAGAACAACCCGGTGATGAACGTGATGGCAGGCTCGAACACTTTGAGGAGGTTGCCGCCGAGCACGGAAAAGAAGACGCCCAGACGGTTCCATGTATCCGTGATGGAGGCCCAGCCGGTCACGAAGAAATTGATGATGCTGCCCACAGTCTGGGAAATGGTCCCCACGACGCCTTCCCAGATCCCTTTCAGGGCGGGGCCGATGGTGTCCCAGTGTTCGATCACGAAATCCACGGCAAAGCCCAGTGCAACCAGCAATGCCCCCACGCCGGACGCGACAAGGATGGAACGCAAGCCGCCAGCGAAAAAACGCGAACCGGCCCCGGCGATGCGGCTGGCTACCCCCCATGCCTTGCCTGCTGCGGTCATGGCCCACGTCTGTATCGTAGCCAGCCGTTGGGAATTGGACAGCAGCAATGTGGCGCTGCGAAGAGAGGCTACCGATGTCTTCACCCCGTTGATGACCAGCCCCAGAGCCAGACCGCCCACGGCAAGCCCGGCTATCACCGCGGCTCCGGTCATGAACACGGCGGTCGTCCGGGGGAAACGCTGGGCAAGATCGCCCGCACGGGTGGCCACGCCGCTCAGACCACGCGCCACGGCGCTCACCACAGGAAGCAGCGCAGTACCGACGATGGTTCCAAAACGGGTCATACTGTTTTTCAGCAGTTGGATATGGTTAGCGGTCGTGTCGGCGATGGTGGCGTATTCCTGTTGCATGGCCCCCTGATAATTCTTAGGTGTGGAAATTTTGTCCAACGCCATGCCATAACGATTCATATTCTTGGTAAGTCTAGCTATCTTAGGAGCATGTTCCGCCCCAAGGATGGCATTAAGCGCCCGCATGGGATCTTTGCTCTCGGTGACGCGCTGCAAAAAGAGCAGCAATGCCCCTTGCGCGTCTTCCTGAAACATTTTGGCCATCTCCTCGCCGCTCATATTCAGCGATTGGAAAGCTTCCTGAGCATCTTTCGACAATTTGTCCGCCGTGCCCAGACGAACCAGCATAGCGTTGGTGGCCGTAGATGCTTCTTCGGCCCCCATCCCCGCTTCCAAAAACGTCGCACCCAGCGCCGATACTTCCTGCCCGGTAAAGCCATATATTTGGGCCGTGCCGCCAGTTCGGTTGGCGAAGTCAATAATCTGCGCAGCCGGAGCTTTCATGGTGTTGGAGAGCGCGTTCATGGAGTCACCCAGCAAGCGTACCTCGTCCTGACTGAGCTTAAAGTTTGTGCGCATGTCGGTCATGGCCGCCCCAGCTTCTTTCGCACTCATATCAAAGGCGATTCCCATCTTGGCCGCGTCTTCGGAAAAGGTGAGCAACTCTTCCTCCGCAATGCCCGCAGCCCCAGCGTTCGCCGCGATTTCCGCAAAACCTTTGGCCGACATTGGCAACCGTGTGGACAGATCCAGCAAATCCTGACTGAAGACCTTAAAGCCCTCATCGTCAAAATCCGTGACCTTCTTCACGCCAGCCATGCTGGATTCATAATCAACGGCCAGCTTGACGGGCATGGCTACGGTGGCGGCTTGCGCCACGGTACCCATCAACCGACCATTCAGCTCATCCCGCTGGGAACGCAGGGTGTCCCTCCGCTGACGGTTCGCTTGTACGGCCTGCTGGATGCGCTGTGCCCGTGCCGCGTTTTCCGCCAGCCCGCGGTACTCCCGTGACAGTTCACGAATGGACCCTCCCGCGCCCGTTGCGGCAGCCACCGTTTCGCGGAAGGCCGCGCCGGACAAACGAACCTGCCGATTCAAAACATTGACGGAATCCTCCGCCTGCCGGATCTGACGGGCCAAGGTGCCGGATGCGCCGCCAGCGGCATCGGCACGGGCGCGCAGCGTGGCCAGTTGCTGCTGGGCCGTGCGCAACTGTGTGCCCAGTCCTTTCAAGGCCGCGCTCTGCTCCCCGACCATCGTGGCCATGACGCTTCGACGCTGGTCCTTGGGCGTGGCGGCCAAGGTACCGCGCAGGGCCGTTCTTTGGGAGTCTTCCGCCCGGGCGACTTCCAGCCCGGATTCGGCTCGGGCTTTCGTCACCCGCTGGGCTTCAATTTCTCCGCGAAGCTGTCGATACTGATTGATAAGCCCCTGTACGGAACCGCCCGCCGTGGCCGCTTTGGCGCGGGTTTCGGTAAAAGCCGCGTTCTGCCTCTCCAGACGGGAGGTCAGTCCAGAAACTTCCGTTTCCGCCTGCCTCATCTGAATCGCCAGCCTGCCCGAAGCCCCCCCTGCGGCATCGGCCTGAGCGCGCAGCGCGTCCAGCACGCCGCGCGCCCTGTCCAATTCCGACCGGGTTCCCCGGATGGCCTTTTGCTGATTGACCAGACTGGCTCCGAGTCGGCCCACGGGGGACTGCTCCATGTCCCGTATGGACTGCGTGATGCCGCGCACCTGTCCTGTGGCGGCCTTGAACGAGGAGCCGAAGCTGCTGTCCAAAGACGCTCCAAGAGCGAACGATACGCCAAATTCACGAGCCATACTCATCCTCCGCAATGCCGTTGGCGGCCTGAACATATCCGGCGAACTCCGCCGGGGTCATCTCTCGGATGTCCGAACGCGACCAGTTGCTGAAGCGTCCGAGCTGCAACATGCCCGATCTCAGTCTTCCAAGTTTTTCTCCGGCATCCCATCCGTCTCCGGAGTCATCGTAGGGTCCTCGCCCTCCGGGGCGTTCAGCTCGTTCAGGGCTTCCCGCAACGCCGTGTAGTCCGGTCCATACAAGCTTCGGATCGCATCGTAAGGCAGTCTGGTGAGCTTGCTGAACATGCAGACCTCAACCGTGACCGAGTTCTTCGGGCGCTTGAGCCTGATGGCCATTTCCATAGCGTCCTCTTCATCCCCCACGGTGGATCGGCGGATAGAGATCTCCGTGACTTCCTCGCCGCCGACGGTGATGGGTTCCAGCAGCTTGACCTGTTTCTTTTCCATAATGTTTTCTCCTATGCGTTGAGGCCCATCTGGACGCGGACGGCGGCCAGCAGGTCGGTGCCCTGCACCTTGTAGATGAAGTTGATCTTGTCGATGAGGAGTTGCTCCTCGCCGTCCAGCAGGACTTCAAGGCGAGTCACTTCCAACTCAAGATCGTTGCCGTGCTTCTTGCCGATTTCCAGCGTGCCGAGGCTCATGTTCTTGGGACGCCCGATGATGTTCAGCCGGAACGGGACCGTGTTGCGGATTCCCGTGGACTCGTCCACAACCTGCAAGGCGCTGTAGCACTCGAACAGCGGCTGGAGCGTCCAGTCCAGCGTGCTGAAAATGGCCTTGGTCGCGCTCGTGAAGGTCATCTTGCAGGTCATGGACTGCGTGAGCCCGATGGTCGGGGACTCGATCTCGCCGGACAGCCCGGACCCGTTGAGGGTTTCGGTCATATGCTGAATCTGGGGCATCTCGATCTGGGCCGTGCCCAGAAGATCTTTCCCCTGCCAGTACACTCGGTAGGCGACGTTTTGTTCAGGACGGTTCATGGCTTCTCCTAGCTGAACAGCACGCTCAGGTTGTCGGTGTCGAACTCAACGATGCCGTCGATCTCGCGGTTGGCGGGCGGCGGGGTGATCCGCAGGTGGAAACGGGCGATGCCGTCGATGAGATCGGTCGTCGGATTGTCCGACTCGTCGAAGGAAAGGGAACCGCCGAGGATCATCTCGCGGGCCGCGTAGCCGTCCAGACGGATCTGCTCGCTTTTCAGGATGGTCTGGATCTGGCGGCGGGTCAGCGGGTTGTCCACCTTCTGGAAGTACGTCAGGATGAACGTGCTCTGGTACCAGTTGAAGAATCGGCGGATGGCGTCCTGACAGTCCTTCGGGTCGGTGTTCGAAGGGTACACGCTCATGCGCCCGCCCCACGACTTCATGCCGCCGTCCCAATTCACGGCGGTGTAGATGCCCTCGCCGTTCAGGTAGTTGCACTTGTCGAGGCCGAGGAAGAGCTCCTTCCAGCCGTCCTCCTCCTTTTCGTCGGGATAGCCGATGCTGGTGATCTCCAGCCGCTTGTTCGAGGGGCTGGCGTAGGGTACGCCCTCCCGGTCGGCGTCGGTCTGCGAGATGAGCCCGGCGAGGTGCGTGGCAAGGCCGAACACGCGGTCCCCGAGCTTCACCTTCGGCCAGCAGACGATCAGCAGCTCGTCCGAAAGGTTGTTGTTCTGCTTGTACGCGGGGACTTCGGCATACTTCGTGACCCCGTGTTCGCCGTCAGTCGGGATGTCCGCGATGGCGATGGCCCGGAACAGCCCGTTGATGCCGTCAGCCTTCGCCGCCATGACCACGGCCACGGCGGGATCTTCCGAGAAGCGCGGGCAGACGATGCTGCCCGGCACGAGCCGGAACTGCGGGAACACCGAGTCGATGAGCTCAAGCCCTTCCGATTCGCCCGTGGATTCGTTGATGCCGCCGATGACGTCCGCGCTGTCCACAAGCGACACGTCCGCGTAGTCGTACCCGGCGGTCGCGGATGCCTCGGCGGGAAGGCTGCCGCCGTCGATGCGGGACAGTTCCCCGGAGATCGGGTCCAGCGTGTAGTCGGTGCCTTCGATGTAGGTTGTGGAGCTTTCCGCGTTTTTCAGCACCAGCTTGGAAACGGAGCCGTGCTTGAGCGAAGCCGCGCCTTTGGCGTCGAAGCTCACGGCCTCGCTGCTGACGCTCGTTTTGTGGACGGCGGGATCGAAGACGTTGCACACCACCAGCGGCGCGCCCCGGTAGAGCGCGAAGTGGCTGTACGCAAGCTCCTGCAAGCTGTATTTGTTGAAGTTCTCCTCGTCCCACCCCATTTCGGAGACGAACTCGTCATACGAATAATACATGCGCAGCCGGTTCACGTAGCGGGGCTTGCCCGCTTCGAGGCGGTCAACCGCCGCCGTGCCGACCGCGAAGACCACATTGCTGTCCACGGAACGGGCCGGGAGGATGCTCGTGGGCAGTTCGCTGGTGTAAACGCCGTGTCTGAATGCCATACCCTACTCCTTGGCCTTCCGAGCCTTGCGGCTGGCCTCGTTGATGGTTTTGAAAAGCCGCTGCATACCGCTGCCTTCCTTGCGGAGCTGGCAACGGGTTTCGGCAAGCTCCTCCACAGGCACGAACAGCTTTTTCAGATCCGGGTTGGCCTCAATGACGGCGGCAAGCTGCGGAAACGGTTCGCCACGCAGGACGGCGCTTGTCCGCAGGGGAAGGCCGAACGGCCTGTCCGGGCCGACATAAACGGTCAACGCCTGCTTCCGGCGGGCAACCAGCTCCGGGGACGGGCTTTCCGCCCTCGCAGGCGATTTGCGGGCTGTTTTGGGGGATTCCTGCTCACTCATAGGTGTGTTCCTTCAAAGTGCCGCCCAACGGGGTGGACGGGATAATATACTGGTATTCCGGGAAAACAGTCGCCATATGGTACTCCATCCACTGTTTTTCAGGGTCGGGGATGGACGCTTTGAGGGGAAGCTCCAACTGGAACTTTTTGGCGACAACCCGATTCCGGCGCAGGACGGCCCGCGTCCAGTCGAGCAGTTCCGCGAGGATCAGGCCGGCCTGCTCCTGGCTCTCCGGCGCGTACATGCCGAGCACCAGCGCCAGCGTTTCCCGGCCTTCCGCACCGATGTAGCCATCCACGCCTTCGTTGATGTCGCCGCTGACCCACCGGACGCAGATGAACGGGTACGTCCTTCTCCCCTGCTCGTCGGGCAAACCGTGAAGGAACACTTGAAGGTCTTCACAGGAACCGTCAGGAGTGGGGAAAGGGTACTCTTTCATGGCCTCGGTCAGCATTTCCTTGACCGCCAACAATAACTCTCTGCTTCTCATCGTATTTTTCCCGATGCGGCCAGTTTGCCGATCTGAAAGTTGACCTCGTGTTGCAGACGGCGGGGAAAAACCTCGGACGCCTTGTCCACGATCTGCTGCTGGTTTTCCTTCTTGAGCAACGACTGGATGGGCGACGCGCCGAACAGCATTTTCACCCCTTTCCAGACAAGCCCTTCCGCCCCCTTGCGGCCTTTTTTGTGGAAGTTGTTCACGCCTTTCTTGCGCATGAACACGCCGTAGCCGCCGAAATCGATCCCCCGCAGCTTCTTCATGATGAAGGGCTTCGAGTAGCCGGGTTCCTGATAGACCTTCCGCGTACCGCCTTGCCGGATCTGCGCCGAAACGCCCGCCGGGGGCTTGGTTCCGGGGAACTTCGGCTCGGGGCGGAAGTGGTACTGGGAGATGCCGCGCCGCCCGGAAATGTAGAGGCAAGCCTTCGTTGTGCCCCTTTGCGCCTTCTTCAAGTAGAGCTGGTCGAAGAGCCTTCCCGGAGGCACGTAGACATAGGCCCGCCGCGCAATGCGGATCGCCTCGGCACGCATGGCGTTCAACGTGCGGTTGATGGCCCGTGAAACGGCGCTCTCGCACTCCTTCGGCATGTGCTGGAGCGGGGCTGTGAGCGCCCGGATCGTCTCGTCCATGTTGGGGATGTCGAGCCGGATCATGCCGCCTCCCTGTACAGCCGGATGGTCCGCAGCGCTTCGCGGTCGGCTGTGGCCACGAACCAGCGTTCGCCGTTGAACGTCACGCTCGTGCCGGGGTACAGCTCGTCCGGGAAGTCGGACAGGGCCACGAGCAGCACCACAAGCTTGTGGGAAACGCCGGGCCTGTCGTCCGCTTCGGGCCATGCCATTTCCGGCCTGTCCACCACGGCGTCGAGCGTTCTGCCTTCAAGCGTGACGGATTCCCCGAATTCGGCGGGGTTCAGGAACACGGAGTGGATTTCCTGTTCCAGGATCTCCTTGAAAAAGCTCTGGTTCATGAATGCCCTCCCCGCTCCTGCAACAGCGCCTCGGTCCGGGCCATGCGTTCGCTGAGGCCCTGC